AAGCCAATCTCTCGGTAATAAATAGGCAAATCTAATAAATACCTATTTAGAGTAGCTCGCCCGCGAATTGCATAAGCGGACCTTGTGTAATATACCCCCGGCTCTGTAAGGCCTTTATCCGGGACTTGACCACAGTAAACTACTCCACTATTGAAGTAGATGAAAAACAATAGGCTTTCCAAGACCGGTATCCCGCCAAAGGCACATTACCGTGGTTTAGCAACTGCTTGTAAAAGTATTTCTACACACTAACGACCAGTTTGGCTAATGAACCTACTGTTCTAGTAAGTATGCTTAGATGAGCTCTTCCCCAGTTCCGGTTAGTAGGAAAACGCTGGTGGTAACTCTTTATTGTTCGACTCGGCCGGCTCTTTATATCCGGTATCAGCGAATAGAAAACTACTTGCGGGAAGTTCCTAATTAATTAGGCTTCTTTGGTCACAATTCTCCGTTGTGCCTTAAAAAGTCTAATTGCCGCGTGCGGCGAAAGCTGTAGTGATACAGTGACAGAAACGGTTGCACTAACTGTTTCGACCTCGTAAGAGGGTTAAGCACGCAGACAAGGCGTGGAGCTAATAACTCCCTGCTCTCTTAGGAGGGTAAAAGCCCAATAGCTTACCAGACAGTCATACTCGGGCAGATTATGATTTTTGACTCCGCAAGGTCAAATTATGGATTGCAATAAGTTGAGGGTATATAGTGTTCTTGTCGAGTGTACTTCAGTCCGAGCTTAGCAGGTTAGGGCGGGTACCAGTTTAGTGGGTTGGTGGGCAATAGCACATCGAGCCATCAAACATTCTAGTAGGGATGCAAAACCGAACGATATTCAGGGCGCGTAGCATTTTTGGCTTCAAAAGAGCTGAAAGCTACTGGACGAGCGTGTCCTAAGTGCAGATTATAGTCTATCACAAGACGCTTTTTATTGGAAAAAAGAAATGCTTCGGCTAATCGTTTAAAAATCAAAAGCCTTGTCCTACACTTAGAGTAAGGAGCCAAATACTCCACTAAAGAATGGAGTCATTCCTAGGCCGAAAGCCAAAGAATGTTGATTAGAAGGCACATCATAAGAGCTTAGCGGCTTTGAACTGTCGGAAGACAGGTGGTGGTAGAGCTAGTCGAGTATCTAAGTGTTAAAGCGCTATAGCCTGCGCTATATAAATTGTGCGGCTCTGATGAGATAGTGATATAACTTCACTGGATAAGGTGCTAAACCATAAGGCACTTAAGGCTCATCATTTACCTCCCGTAATCTCAGGGTAGGTACTTATTAGCCCCATTTTGGGGCTATTTTTATAGGAAAAATCATGTTAGAACTAGCCAAGAAAGCCATTGAACAAAGCTCCAAAGAAAGCTCTGTTTATATTGGATGCGATTCTGTAAGATTTAAGAAGCAAAACCGCTGGTACGCCAGGTACTCTACGGTGGTAGTGCTTCACGTAGACTCTAACAAAGGGTGTCAGTTATTCTACGAAACTGTAGTATTACCGGACTATGGTAATATGAAACAGCGACTATTAACCGAAGTTATGAATACGGTCAATGTGGCGCTAGAACTGCTAGACTCGATTGACACTCGACACCTAGAAATTCACCTTGACTTAAACCAAAACCCTCGGCACAAGTCTAATGTTGCCGTAAAGGAGGCTTTATCTTATGTTAAGAGCGCGCTTCCTTATGTTGAAACTAGAATCAAACCCTTTGCATTTGCTGCGGCACACTGCGCTGACCATTTAGCTAGGGGTAAAAAAATATAGTTCTTGACTTTTTCGGTCACTTATAGTATTATATCTTTTCATCGGAGAGGTACTAATGGGCGACCGTTTTTATCAAGAGCAAATTAAAACACTGGGTACCTGCCCAGGTTACATTGGAAAAGGAAAGAAAAAGCGAATGGCATGGGACGATAACAAGAAGAAGCGCGCTGTAGATATGTATCAAGATGCAAACCCTACTGCTGAGACTTCTGTAGAAATTGTTAAGGAAATTGCAGACGACCTAGACGAAAGCCCCAACGGCGTTCGTATGATCCTTACTAAGGCTGGCGTATATATCGCTAAGTCTGCCGCAGCCGGATCGTCTAAGGCCCCCAAGGCCGAAGGTGCGGGCGCTCGCGTCAGTAAGGAAGCTGCCTTTGAAAAGCTTCGGGCAGCAATTACTGGTATTGGAGCGGAAGTCAACGAAGAAGTTGTTTCTAAGCTGACTGGTAAGGCCGCGCTCTACCTTGCAGAAGTCATTTCTAGCAAGTAAGTTAATCGCCCGCTCAGTCTTTGGCTGAGCGGGCATTAGTGTATCCGAAGCATGTAAGGAGCAAAGAGGTTTGCCAACCTACTGATAAGGAGTAACACTTTGAGAAAAGAAGATTTGCGAGCAGTATTGCTGGAGCATGGGGACTGTATTATTGACTATAGAAGCGCTGAATCACAGAAGCTAAAGTACAATGTATGCACCCTAGATTTTTCCACGCCGTACATCGCATCCAAGCAAAATAGAGCTAAAGAGTCAGAAGATACAATCCTACTATTTTGCTGGGATACTGATTCTTACCGATTAATTAAAGTAGCTAACGTGCAGAAGGTAGAGCCACTATCAGTAGCTTTGCAACGTAGCTTAGACAGGAGTAACCGTGGAAATCCATGAAGCTCCTACAGCATATGAACGAATTATACACTATGATCCAGTAAAAGACCATCAAATACGTCTTACTGTTAATACTTTTCGTGGAGTAGAATACCTACACCTAAGAAAGTACTACCAAGATTTTGATGAGTCATGGAAGCCAAGTAGTGAAGGGGTTGCTATGCCTATAGACCTAGAAAACTCTAGAGAACTATTTGCGGGTTTAGTAGAAATTCTATCTCTAGCAGAAAGTAGAGATATTATAGTTTCCCACTTTGAAGATTTAATTAAACTTACGTTTCAATAATTCTTGACTTTTAAGGTTTTATGGGGTATCATATATTATGATTTTAGAACAAGCCAGTAAAGCCTATTATGAAGGTGCTCCAATTCTCACTGATGAGGAGTTCGACGCAATCTCAGATAACTACGATGTTATCGGATATGCGGTAGAGGGAGAAAAGCACTCCCACAAGTACCCTATGTGGTCTCTTCAAAAAGCTTATAACGACGAAAACCCCCTTGCTAATTATACTGGTGATCTTGTCACAACTGTTAAGTTGGACGGAGCAGCCGTGTCTCTAGAGTTTGTCGATGGCGAACTTACTGTTGCTGCTACTCGCGGCAATGGTAAAGAAGGCCTGGTCATTACCGATAAGATGCGGTGTCTCGTTCCTGAGCTAAGCTCGGGAACATTTCAGGTCGTCGGAGAAGTGGTAGCGCCGAAGCAGATAAAAAACTCTCGTAACTACGCCGCGGGTGCTCTTAATCTTAAGAGTACCGATGAGTTTCTACAGCGAGAACTATACTTTATTGCTTATGGCCTTAATCCAACCACAGCAAGTTACACCGAGTCTATGGAGTTTCTAGAAAGCGTTGGCTTTACTACGGTGCTCTGTCAAGACCTCGATATCTTTCCGTCTGACGGGCTAGTTATTCGTATCAATAATCAGAGCGATTTCGAGTCTCTAGGTTATACCGCTAAGCATCCTCGCGGTGCCTACGCTCTCAAAGAGCAGACTAGTGGTTCTATTACTACTTTGCTTGATGTAGAGTGGAATGTAGGCCGGTCTGGTGTAGTAGCCCCCACGGCTATTCTAGAGCCCGTTCTTGTTGGAGACGCCCTTGTTTCAAGAGCCACTCTTCATAACATTGCGTATATCAATGCGCTGGGTCTAGAGCTTGGGTGCAAAGTCGAGGTAATTCGGTCCGGAGAGATTATTCCCCGAATTGTGAGGCGTGTATGAGTGGAGTATACAACGAAACCTACTTTTCTACACGCCCCGAAATAGCAAATCAGCCCGGTATTCTGTACTGTGTAATTCTAGTAAACAAAAGAACTCTCGAAAGAGAAGTTCTTAAAATTGGAATTGCAAAAGGTAGAAGCTATAAAGATGCAGTAAAACGCTCTTTTGGGTTCAAAGGTTATGACCTAAGAATTCAGAAGATTTATTGTGCGACTTTGTATGAAGTATGGAGCCTTGAGCAAGAATTGCATCAAAAATGGAAACATAAAAAGAAAGTTCCTAGTGTTGCATTTGGAGGCTACACGGAGTGCTTTGAGATTTGCCCCGAAATTATTGCTAGCATTCCAAAAAATAACTCTTGACTTTCGTGGTTATCTGGGCTATAATCACTATATTAAATGAGAGGGCGAATGATCAAACCACCGAGTAATTGCCCATCATGTGAGGGCCAACTAACCCTAGTAAAAGATCAGCTATACTGCACTAACACAGAATGTGGGGACCGGCAGTATAAAAAAGTGGAGCACTTTGCTTCTACTCTAAAGATCAAGGGTTTGGGGCCTGCTGCTGTCCGTAAGTTAGACATTCGTACTTTCTATGATGTTTACACTGTTGACACTAGCCCTCTCGGACATAAGCTAGCTGCCAAGCTAAACGAAGAAATCGAAAAATCAAAGGCAGCCCCCCTAAATCTTGTGCTTCCTGCGCTTGGAGTCCCACTAGTGGGCGCTTCTGTCGCGGACAAACTAGCCTTTCATGTTGACTCTCTATCTGAGGTTACTGCGGAAGTCTGTAAAGAAGCCGGGATTGGCGAAAAAGCAACTAATAATCTAATGGAATTTTTACAAAGATTTTCTTATGATCTTCCTTTTAGCTATATGTTTGCTAAGAAGTCGGCCACTAACGGTGTTGTATGTATTTCCGGGAAACTTACTAGCTTCAAGAATAAAGATGAAGCCAAGAAGGTTCTAGAGGCCAAGGGGTATACTGTAAAAGCTAGTATCACAAAGGATGTGACTATACTAGTAAATGAGAGCGGCATTGAGTCCGCTAAAACCGTGAAGGCCAGAGAGTCTGGCGTTCGTATTGTAAATAACTTAACAGAAATATTATAGGAGACTAAATTGACTGCTTTACCTAAGTGGACTGAAGACCGTACTAACCAACTTGCCGACCTAGTCGGTGGTGAGACCCCCGTATCCGTTGAAACCGTAGCGAGTGCTGCGGAAGCTCTGGGTACTACTTCTCGCTCTGTAGCCAGCAAGCTGCGTAAGGAAGGTTATGAAGTTCAATCGGCTGCCGACAAGGCCGCTGTAAAGGCTTATAGCGATGACCAAGAAGCCGCTCTTGCTAGCTTCGTTACTTCAAACTCTGGCACTTATACCTACGGGGAAATTGCTGAGGTTTTTGAGGGCGGAAGCTTCTCGCCTAAGTCTATTCAAGGTAAGATCCTTTCTATGGAACTTACCGCTCACGTGCGTCCTACCCCTAAGGTAGAGGCTGTACGTACCTACACCGAAGAAGAAGAAGGTGTATTTGTCCAGCTTGCAACTGGTGGAGCTTCGCTAGAAGCCATCGCCGAGCGTCTCGGAAAGGCCATTAACAGCGTTCGTGGTAAGGCTCTCAGCCTTCTTCGCGCTGGTCAGATTGAGGCCATTCCGTATCAAGCTAACAAGGCCGTTGCTAAGACGGACGCCTTGGACGACCTTGGTGACGTTGCTGACATGACTGTCCAAGACATTGCTGATAAGCTTGGCAAGACTGTTCGCGGGGTTAAGACCATGCTAACTCGTAGGGGCATCAAGGTTGCCGACTATGATGGTGCTACCAAGAAGGAAAAGGCTGCAGCAGCAGTCTAAACTTTTCCTTTAAGCTGATTGGGCGGGAGCGTGGAGATCATGCTCCCGCCTTTATTTTAGGGAAAAGCATTTGAATATAGCCAGCGCGCTACTAAAGAAAGTTCTGGAAGAAAGTGATTTAGATACATGGTCTAATGTACGTAAGCATTATCTTCCTCCCGAATATCATACGCTATTTAGCGTTATTACAAAACATTGCGAATCTCAGCACAGTTTGCCCTCGTTTGAGGAACTAAAGCTAGGGATACGCGATGCGCAAACTCGTGCCAAATTATTTGCAGTTGAGGCTCTTGAAGTTGACGCCGATCCTTCGCTCCTGCTCGAATTCCTAAAAAATGAATATGCACAAAGAGAGATTCTAACAAAACTAGAGACGTACATTGATACGTCTATCTCTTTTGAGACCGCTGAAGAAACCTTAGCACATCTTCATCAAATAGTTCTAGACGTAGAGACACAGGTAGAGATTAAAGACCCTGCCGAGTCTATGGAGCGAATTACTCTATTTGAGTCTGACGAAGAGTTGTCAAAGTATATTGCACTAGGGCTAAATACAAACTACGACCATGAGATAAAGTTCTCTCCTAGAGACCTTATTCTTATCGGTGGTAAGCGTGGGGCTGGTAAGTCAGTTACTTGTGCCAATCTAGCTGTAAACATCAAAAACAGTGGTAGAGCTGCGATTTATTTTACTATTGAAATGGACAGCCGAAACATTCTACAGCGCTTTTGCTCTGTAGATACAGGAATTCCTTTCGGTAGACTTAGAACTAAGAACCTTTCTGTTCAAGAGTGGGAAGTAGTGGCTAAGTGGTGGTGCGATAGAAAAGAGCACAGTAGTTTTCACTATGAAAATTACCTAGAGCATCGAGATTTTACTAAACTGCACCTGGGTCTCACCAAAGAGCCTATGGTATCAAATCAGATAGAAATTATATATGACCCATACCTCACTTTGGGTAAAATCCAGAGTGAAGTGGACAAGATATACAAGACTCAGGACTTAGGAATTATTATTGTAGATTACCTAAACCAAGTAAAGCGTAACACTGGTAGTAAAAACGGCCAGTATGAGTGGACTGAGCAGATTGAGATAGCCAAAGCTCTAAAGGCAATGGCCCAGGAATATAATGTTCCTGTTATTAGCCCTTATCAAATTGATGCTTCTGGAGAAGCTAGGTTTGCTAAGGGTGTTCTTGACTCGTGTGATGCTGCTTTTACTATGAATACTTGGAGCCACGGGGATAACTGCATTACTTTTGATTGTGTGAAGATGAGAAATAACGAGTTAAAATCATTTACATCAGAAGTAGACTGGTCCAGCCTTAAGATTGGGCCTAACACGGCACTTACTCCAAAAGAAAAAGAAGCCTCTAAAAAGTCATCGTCAGAAGAACCAAATGAGGTATTCTAATGAGAGTGGAAGAACTACTTAACAAGAAGAATATAGCGTTTCAGCAAAGAGGGAATGACTATATTCTTTCTTGTCTTAACCCAGACCATGATGATAGCAACCCAAGTATGCGGGTTGATCGAATTACTGGTATATACCACTGCTTTTCTTGTGGCTTTAAGGGTAACGTATTTACATACTTTAATGCCAAACCCAATGCAGGACAGATTAGGCGAGAGCTTCTAAAAAAGAAGATAAACCAAAAGCTAGTAGAAAGTATCGGAATGCTAAAGCCTTCCGATGCCGAAGACTACGAAGGAGACTGGAGAGGTATTTCTGGTAAGACTTACAAAGCATTTGGTGCTTTTCAAAGTGCTTTACCTGAGTTTGCTAGTAGAATTGTCTTTCCTATTAACGATATTAGTGGTAGGACGGTGGCTTTTATAGCTAGGCATACCAACATGATGCATACTCCTAAGTACCTAATTTCGCCTAGAGAAGCAAAGATACCTCTGTACCCGGTAGTAACTCCTATAGAAGGGAAAGTTATTCTAGTAGAAGGCATATTTGACGTACTTAATTTGCACGATAAAGGGCTGACTAATGCTGTGTGTACTTTTGGTACACGAACGCTAACGCTAGAAAAGCTAGAAATACTCAAGGTACAGGGCATAGAAGGTGTAGATATATTTTTTGATGCCGATGAGGCGGGACAGTCCGCTGCACTTAGAGTCAAAGAACTTTGTGATAAGTTAGACTTATCTTACAGAAACATCGAATTGAAACAGAATGACCCTGGGTCTCTACCGGAGACTACAGTGCTTAACTTAAAAAGGAAATTGTATGGCTAAAGTAGCAATTATTGAAACAAAGAAAAGCAGAACAGACTACAAGTCTCATTTTGATTTTGAGTTTGACCAATATGTACTAGCTTCTGATGCCTCCCTTAAGAAGATTCTTAAGAAAGATGTTGATATTGATATCAACATGGACAACTACGACTGGGTTATTCTGGTTGGTAGCGAACCCTTGAAGTTTTTCACTAAGGTTACTTCTGTAACTGAGTATTCTGGTAAGGTTGTTCAGGAAAAGTTTATTCCGATAATCAATCCGGCAATGCTTGCATTCAAGCCAGAGTCTAAGACCCTTTTTGACGAGTCAAAGCAAAAGATCAACGACCTGGTATCGGGCGCCGATACAGGATTTACCCTAGACAGCTCATATTACGTGGGCATCGACGACACCGAAAAAGCCTTGGAGTACATTCAAGCAGCTATAGATCACCCCGAAAACAATATTGCTCTAGACTCAGAAACTTCTGCGCTTTACCCCCGTAACGGGCATATTCTTGGCATTAGTATTTCCTATAAGGAAGACTTTGGTGCTTATATTAGCACTGATTGTTTTACTGAAGAAGTCGAAGCTAAGCTTCAGGAGCTTTTCAATAAGAAGAACGTAGTGTTTCATAACGCTAAGTTCGACAAGTCTTGGTTTATTTATCATTTTGGCTGGAAGTTTCCTCGCTCAGATGATACCATGCTTCTACACTATCTTATTGATGAAACTCCGGGTACTCATGGGCTTAAGCAACTTGCACTTAAGTACACCAAGTTTGGCGACTACGAAAGAGACCTAGAGGAGTGGAAGAATAACTACTGCAAAACTCATGGTATTTTAAAGGAAGACCTCTCGTACTCGTTTATTCCTTTTGATATTATGGTTCCTTATGCGGCAATCGACTCAGTGGTTACTCTAGCCATATTCCAGAAGTTTAAGCCTGTTATTGATAAGAATAAGAAACTCGCGCATGTATATAATAATATTCTAATGCCGGGCTCAAACTTTCTTATTAAGATGGAAAATAACGGAGTTCCTTTTGACAAGGATCGTCTCGTTAAGGCCCAAGCTCTTATGCAGGAAGATATTGATAAGGCTATTGCAGAACTATATACCCATCAAGTTGTTGCTGAATTTGAGCAGTTTCAAGGAAAGAAATTCAACCCCAATAGTGTTAATCAGCTAAGAGTACTACTCTTCGACTTCCTAAAGCTCAGGCCTAGCAAGAAGACCAAGAAGGGTGCAAGCTCTACTGATGCCGAAGTTCTAGAGCAGCTTAGCACTCAGCATGAAATTCCAAGGCTAATTCTTGCAATTCGCCAAAAGGCAAAGATCAAGAACACATACCTAGACAAGATTATTCCTCAACTGGATAAAGATAGTCGTCTTCGTACCAACTTTAATCTGCATAGTACTACTAGTGGTCGTCTTTCTTCCAGTGGTAAGCTTAACATGCAGCAGCTTCCTAGAGACAATCCTATTGTTAAAGGCTGTATTAAAGCAGCTCCTGGGCATAAGATTGTATCAATGGACTTGAAGACTGCGGAAGTATACATTGCAGCCGTAGTGTCTAAAGACGAAGCTCTTATGGATGTATTCCGTAACAAGGAAGACTTCCACTCAAGTATTGCAAAAAGAGTGTTTGCCCTACCATGTAAAGTAGAAGAGATTAAGACTCTTTTCCCTGAAAAAAGAAGTGCTGTTAAGGCAGTTACCTTTGGTATTCTGTACGGAGCTGGCGCTGATAAGATCAGTTCTGAGGTAACTAAAGAAACCGGGACTCTGTTCTCTGTTTCTGAGGCCGAAGAAGTTATTACTGATTACTTTAATACCTTCAAGAAACTAAAGAAGTGGATCGACGGGAACAAGAAGTTTATTCTTGAGAACGGGTTTATCTATAGCTTCTTTGGCAGAAAGCGCAGACTAGCCAACGTCTTCTCCGAAGACAGGGCAACAGTAGCGCATACTGTTAGGTCTGGAATTAACTTTCTAGTGCAGTCTCCCTCTAGTGACGTAAATGTGCTTGGAGCTATTGATATGCAAGCCTATATTGATGCTAAGGGAATGAAATCTCGTATATTTGCTCTTGTGCATGACTCTATTCTAGCAGAAGTTCCTGACGACGAGATTGAGGAGTACAAGAGTAAGCTCGAACACTTTATTCAAGTGGATAGAGGTGTGAGTATTCCTGGAGTACCAATTATGTGTGACTTTGAAATTGGAGAAGACTACTCCACAGGAAAGTTTGAAAAGACTTACGAAGACCTTGTATGATTTATACTTATAGAAATATTCCTAATATAGTATTTCCCATCTATCGACTGCATACAGACAATGTTAGTTTAGGAGATGGGATTTTATTTATAGAGGGAGAAATTCTAGATGATACAAACATGCCCGGAGAAAATCTAGGGCGCAGAAGGCTACAGACTCCTTTTGGCGGCTTATACAAGCTGTCAAAAGGGTCTTATGACTTAGAGTACTTATTTAAATATAAGCACTTTATTGATTCCTCTGGAAAAGTCTTTACATACGAAAAGACTTCTAGACAAGATTTAAAGTATTATAAGTTAAAGCTAGTAGAGAAGAAAGATATTAAATCACTACTATGGTTTTTTGATATCCCGTTTCCAATTGAGGCTACAAGGCCGCCTGACGAAAAATATCCTTTTGCCAGGATTCTCTGTCTTAACGGCCACCCTTGGTTTGTGTATGAATTTACCCTAGAGAAGGGTAAGGACACTAAGAGGAAAATATGAGTAAACCACGAAAGAGAGGCATACCACAACAAAACTTGGAGCTAGTATCAGTCGTTCCAAAGACCGATAATCAGCGAAAAGTTTTCGACTCTGACGGGCACCTTGTTTTACATGGTGTTGCAGGAACTGGAAAAACCTTTCTGAGCCTATACCTTGGGCTTAAACATTTATTTGAAGGTGAATGCGATAAGATCGTTTTAGTAAGAAGTGCTGTACCTACTAGGGACATAGGCTTTCTACCTGGCAATGATAAGGACAAGGCAGAAATTTATGAGAGCCCTTATAGGGATATATGCCAAGAATTATTTAGCAGAGGCGATGCTTACCAAATACTAAAAGCTAACAACCAAGTAGACTTTCGCACAACCTCTTTTATAAGAGGCACTACAATTAGAGACTCTGTTATAATTGTAGACGAATGTCAAAACATGACTATGCACGAACTCGACTCAATCATGACTAGAGTAGGAGATAACTGTAGAGTTATCTTCTCTGGTGATTTTAGACAATCAGACCTCAAGTCTAATGGCCTAAAAGACTTCTTCGCTATTCTTTCGAGCATGGGAGAATTTGACTACGTTGAGTTTACTGTAGATGACATAGTAAGAAGTGGCCTCGTTAAAAGCTACATAAAGGCAAAAAACAAGTATGAAAGCCGTTCTAAGCAATAGAATTTATCTGGACGTAACTCCTGAAATCCAATCGGAGCTAGATAAGGAACTCACGTATAGGATTCCTTCCTGGAATGAAGAAGCTCCCCCGGAGATCATAAAGAACATGGGGTTAATTCGTCCAGGTATAGTATCTATTCCAATAGGACGAACCGATCTAATACCTAAAAACCACGAAATAGTTGACAAAAGAGTTCTTGCCCCAGTTAAGTTTCCCGACTTTAAGTTTACTCTTCGACCGAGCCAAAAAGCTGTCTATGATGAGCTTGAAGACAACGCGATAATTAATGCGTGGGTTTCTTGGGGAAAGACCTTTACCGGTCTTGCAATTGCCGGAAAGCTCAAGCAAAAAACTCTTATAGTTACGCACACCATACCCCTGAGAAATCAGTGGGCCCAGCAGACCGAAAAGGTCTATGGATTTACTCCCTCTATTATTGGTAGTGGGTCATTTGATACTAGTAAGCCTATTACTGTGTCAAATATACAATCTCTGTATAGAAACATTCCTAAAGTATCTAGAGAATTCGGTACGATTATACTTGATGAAATGCACCACGTATCAAGCCCAACTTTTTCCAAGATTATAGATAGTAGTTATGCTAGGTATAAAATTGGGCTTAGTGGTACGATTCTCAGAAAAGACGGAAAACATGTAGTTTTTAGAGACTATTTTGGCAATAAAATATTTAAGCCAGAAAAAGAAAACTATATGATTCCCGAAATTCACGTAGTAGAGCCCGGAATACGTTTTCTAGACGGACTGCCTTGGGCTACTCGAGTCAACAAACTAGTAGAGATGGAAGAGTACCAAAGACTAATAGCAGTAATTGCTTCTAAGTACTCTTCTGAAGGGCATAAAGTGCTTGCTCTATCAGATAGGGTCCACTTTCTCAATATGGTAGGAAAACTAATAGGGGACTCTGCGGTAGTAATTACCGGAAAGGTTAAAGACAGGGAACAACTGCTAAATTCTATTAGCGGAAATAAAAATGTAATCTGTGGGACTCAATCCCTGTTTTCTGAAGGAATTTCTGAAGACGCACTAAGTTGCTTAATTCTTGGAACTCCTGTAAACAATGAATCCTTATTGACTCAGTTAATTGGGCGAGTAGTTAGAGAAAAAGCTGGCAAGAAAACGCCAGTAATTGTAGACATAAAGTTAGACGGAAAAACCGCTAATAGGCAATTTAATAGTAGGCTTGGCATTTACATAAAGGAAGGGTATAAGGTAAAGTACATATGAGAGAACTCAATAATATTAACAAAGAACTGCTGATTGAAGATGGTATCAATTGTCTGATAGAGAAGTGCTTTAATGCTTCTGATAAGGCAGGATGGTGGTCCGACCTAGCTGGCAACCCAAAAGAAAGAAATCAGGGCGAGATGCTGATGCTAATTGTATCTGAGATTGCAGAAGCCATGGAAGCCTGCCGTAGAAATCTTGAAAGTGATAAGCTTCCAGACTATTTAGGTGTCGAGGAAGAGCTTGCTGATGCTGTTATTAGAATTGCTGATTTTTGTGGTGGGTTTAACCTTGACCTCTCTGGGGCTATTCTTGATAAACTAGAGTATAATGCTACCCGAGCCGACCATAAGCTCTCTAATAGAGTTGCAGAAGGGGGTAAAAAGTGGTAAAGCTAATAGGTTTAACACAGCCAGTTCCCGGACTTGAGATTGCTACTAGTGCGGACCTTGTGGCCTATATGGCCCGAGTATCTAATCCTAAAAATCAAGGCAACACTAAGACAGCCAAAAAGCTTCTTAAGAGCCTTGTGCGAGATGCCCACTGGAGCCCTCTCGAAATGGTAAATCTAGTAATCGAAATCGAAACTACTAGAGATATTAGTCGGCAAATTGTTAGACACAGAAGCTTTTCTTTTCAGGAGTTTTCTCAACGGTATGCAGTAGTGGATAATCCACCCATACTTAGAGAAGCGAGACTGCAAGATACTAAAAATAGGCAAAATAGTGTTGACAGCCAAGACGCTAATCTTAATGAGTCTTGGAATATGCATCAAGCACAGGTTTATAACCTAGCAAAAGAAAAGTATAGCTGGGCTATAGAGCATGGTATAGCCAAAGAGCAGGCTAGAGTCGTACTCCCAGAAGGCAATACGTATACTCTAATGTATATGAATGGAACCCTACGTTCCTGGGTTCATTATTGCCTACTTAGAATGGGAAATGGGACTCAAAAAGAGCATAGTAAAATCGCATCAGATTGTTGGGATATTATTAAGGAACACTTCCCAAATATTGCTGAAATTGCCCAGGAACTTGAAAGCGGCAACAAATATAAGATTGCTCTCGTCAACTTCATGGAACAGTATATGCCGGATACCTTACACAAAATAAAGCTTGACTTTCAACGTTTTGTGTGATAGAATGACTATTCTGTACGATTGGAATAAGATAAATAGAGCCGCTAATAGGCAGATAAAAGATATCATAACTATACTGGATATGATAACGTATAACAGAAAGCCTCGAAGCTCTAAAGACTCAAGATGTAAATTTTACGGGCGCGACTTTAGCGGTCTATCGTATTTACTTAATCCAAAAGAACTACTAGAGGATAGAGGTAGCTACACAAACAAAGAAGTGGCTCAGTATATAGCTCTAGCTAGCTTTAGAAGTCATGCAGAATTTGTAATGACTGGGAATAAAAGCTTGAGTCTAATAAAAAACCCAGTACCGATTAAACTAATTGAAAACAACCGCTTGCTACAGATTGACAACAGCATTAAATTTCTGTACGAAGAAATAAAGGAGATATAGATGGCTTTAGGATTTGCAAATCAAAAGGGTTCTGCTCAGAAGAGCAGCCTTAACACTTACAAGATTAAGGACGGTGAACAGACTATTCGTATCGTTGGCGACATTCTCGCTCGTTACGTCTACTGGGTCAAGGGCGAAAACAATAAGGATATTCCTTTTGAGTGCCTTGAATTCAACCGTGACACCGAAACATTTGACCGTGCTGAGCAGGATTACGTAAAGGAGTACTACCCAGACATTAAGTGCGGGTGGGCGTACGCCGTACAGTGTATTGCCGATGGCAAGATCGCTGTGTTTAATCTAAAGAAGAAGCTTTGGGAGCAGATTATTACTGCCGCCGAAGACCTTGGAGACCCTACTGACCCCGATACGGGTTGGGATGTTGTCTTCGAAAAGAAGAAGACTGGTCCTCGTCCTATCAACGTAGAGTACACACTAAAGGTTCTTCGTTGTAAGAATCGTGCTTTGAACGCTGAAGAGCGTGCTCTAGTTGATGGTCTTAAGTCTATGGAAGAAGTTATCCCCCGCTCTACACCAGAGGCGCAAAAGACTCTTCTTGACCGTATTCGCCAAGGAGCTAACGGTGGGAACACCGATAATGAGTCTATCGACGAAGAATTCTCAGTAGACTAATATATACAGCGGGGGCGTAACTGCCCCCGCATTTTTATCAGGAGTATTATGATTCTCTTTATTGCGGATATACATATAAAACTAGGGCAAAAGAATGTTCCAGTAGAGTGGGCTAAGCAAAGGTATCATTCCTTCTTTCAGCAAGTGTACAATATAACAGCTTCTAAAATGATTTTAGGAGGCGATATATTTGATAGATTGCCAAGCATGGAAGAACTTGAGCTATACTTTTCCTTTGTTAAGGGAATCTCTATTCCTACATATATCTATAGTGGGAACCACGAATCTACTAAGCGCGGTAAGTCTTTTATGAGCTTTCTAAAAGAAGCCACAAATCAGATCAACCCTTTGGTACAGATAGTGGACGAGGTACTAACAACAGAGGATTTCTCAATTGTACCGTACGAATTTATACACACAGTGGACTGGGCTAGTCTTCCCCAACATCCTATATACACTCACGTTCGCGGAGAGATTCCGCCGCACGTCAAACCAGAGATAAACTTAGAGCTACTTGATAGATTTCCTATAGTTTATGCCGGAGACTTACATTCCCATGGTAATACACAAAGAAATATAATCTATCCCGGCAGCCCGATGACCACATCTTTCCACAGAAACCTAGTAGATACTGGGTATCTTCTTATAGATGGGGTTAATTGGACTTGGCATAGCTTTGACCTACCCCAGTTACTCCGAAAGACTGTTTCAAACCAAGCAGACATGGTTGCTAGTGATTACCACCACACGATCTATGAGCTTGAGGGTGACTTAGTAGACTTATCAAATGTAAAAGCTAACGACTTACTAGACAAAAAGCTAGTGAAGAAAAGTTCAGACACTGCACTAGTTCTTACAAAAGAAATGACTGTGGAGCAAGAGTTAGTAGAATATTTATTATACATTCTGGAACTACCCGAAGAAAAGGTGCCAGAACTAGTAGGAGTATACCATGATAAAATTAAAAAGACTGACATGGGATAATTGTTTTAGTTACGGCAAAGACAACTACCTAGACCTAGACGAAAATACAATAACACAGATTATTGGGTTAAATGGGGCGGGCAAGTCTTCTATTCCGCTTATTATCGAGGAAGTTTTATTTAGCAAGAACTCCAAGGGCATCAAAAAGTCAGAGATAGCAAATAGAAACTCCAATGGAGAATCTTACACAATATCGCTATCATTTGATATATCTGATACCGAGTACGTACTAAGAGTAACTAGAGGATCAACCTTAAAAGTTACTTTACTAGAAAATGGAGAAGATGTTTCTAGCCACACAGCTACCAATACTCTAAAAACAGTGCTTGATCTACTGGGCATGGACTTTAAAACAATGTCCCAGTTATTCTACCAAAATACAAATGCTAGTCTACAATTCCTAACTGCTACCGACACCAATAGAAAAAAGTTTCTTATTGATCTACTGCACTTAGAAGGATACGTAGAGTTATTTGAAGTATTTAGAGAGGCCGTAAAAGAAAGCGCTATTGTAGTTTCTGGGGAAGAAGCACGTGTAACTACCATAGAAAAATGGTTGGCCACAAATAAATTGGAGGCTACGGAAGTACTCCCCCTGCTAAATTTAGATATTTCGTCGGAAAAAGAAGAGGTTGCATTGGGTTCTTTAACGAAGGAACTTGAAAATATCTCGGATAAAAATCGAAAAATATCTATAAATAATGACAATATCGACCGACTAGCAAAGATTGATTTTTCCGAATATTCTAGAATACAAGCTTTTGAGGTTCTACCCTACGATTTGGAGCAGCAAGAACTTGGGGCAAAAAAGGCTCAGATAGTTACTGTAAAGAAGTCTATAGCTAAGCTTGAGGGGCTTGGGGACCAGTGCCCTACTTGTGAGCAAGATATTGCTCCCGACTTCAAGCAAAGACTAATAGAGGAAGACAGAGTAAACCTTACTACACTAGAAGCAGACATTACTGATCTAGAGAGTAAAATATCCTCTATTCAAACCAATAACAACGCCTTCAACAAAAAGGTAAAGCTACAAAAAGACTACGAAGATGCTTTAAGGTCAGTAGATAAGTCTCTACCCACAACGCTTCTTGACAGGCAAGAATACGAGACAAAAATAGCTGGGCTAAAAACTACGATAGCCCAGACTAAAGCTAAAATTACTGCAATTATAAAGACTAATGAGGATAGAACCAAACAAAATACTCGTATTCAAGTAATTCAGGAACAAACAGACAAGTTTATTCTAGAACTTGAGAGCGCCAGAAAGAGCCTAGATATTGAGTCAGATAAGCTATCAAAGCTAGAAGTGCTTAAAAAGGCTTTTAGTTCTAATGGCCTTATTGCCTACAAGATCGAGAACCTGATCAAAGAACTTGAAGAGCTAACAAATAAATATCTCGCTGAACTATCTGATGGTAGATTTACAATTGAGTTTGTGGTCTCTAACGATAAGCTAAACGTAGAAGTTACCGACTTCGGAAAAACAGTGGATATTCTAGCATTGTCTAGCGGAGAGTTGGCAAGAGTTAACACAGCCACTCTACTTGCACTTAGAAAGCTAATGAATAGCATATCTAAGTCAAAGTTAAATGTGCTGTTTTTAGATGAAGTTATTAACGTATTAGATGAAACCGGTAAAGAGAAACTAGTAGAAGTGCTATTAAATGAGGATTTAAATACCTTTATTGTTTCACATAACTGGACACACCCATTACTCGCAAAGATCGAAGTGATCAAAGACGAGAACGGTGTAAGTCGAATAGAAAGGTAGAATGGTAGATTCACGAGCAAAAGGAGCGCGTGGGGAATATCTAGTAAGAGATTTACTTAGAGACCGTACCGGGTTACAATTTGAGAGAGTCCCTTTATCCGGGGCTCTTGAATACTTAAAAGGGGACTTATACGTTCCTAATAGAAATAACGTTTTTTGTATAGAAGTAAAGAACTACGCTGATTCACCATTGACAGACAAGTTGTTTACACAAGAAAAGACTAATAATCTAGTTAAATGGTGGATAAAGATACGCCATCAAGCATCAAATGCATCTCAAGAACCCTTGCTGTTTTTTAAGTATGACAGGTCTAAGGTATTTGTTGCTACAGCGAAAAAGCCAGAGAATACTGAAAAGTTTCTTTACATTGGCTGGTTATTGTGTTATATTATACTGGCCGAAGAGTGGTTAGACAAAGAGAAGGTTGAGTTTATAAAATGAAGTTTGCAAATGCAATGAAAGAGAGACCTTCAGGAAATTTGATGGTTGTAGATGCTTTAAACCTAGCATTTAGGTATAAGCATAGCAAGAAGCTAGTTTTTGCTACCGAGTATAAAGATACGGTCAAGTCACTAGCAAAGTCTTATAACTGCGGCTCAATAGTAATTGCAGCAGATTGGGGCAGAAGCACTTTTAGACGAGAAATCTTTCCCGAATATAAGGCAAATAGACAAGATCTAGTTAACGCTCAATCAGAAGAAGAAAAGCGAGAGGCCGAACTATTTTTCGAAGAGTACGAGCGCACTCTAGAGGTGCTTTCCGAGGAGTTTCCCGTATTCAGATATAAGGGAGTAGAGGCCGATGATATCGCAGCTTGGATTGTTAGAAGCAATGACAAGTTTGCTTATGATACTATCTGGCTTATTAGTTCTGACCGAGACTGGGACCTTCTTATTAGAGAGAATGTGAGTAGATTTTCTTATATTACTAGAAAAGAGACTACTCTAGAGACTTGGGACTACGATGTACCTCCGGAGCACTATATCTCATATAAATGCTTGATTGGAGACAAGGGAGACAATATTCCAGGGATTACAGGTATTGGACCCAAGAAAGCTGTAAAGCTAATTGAGGAGTATGGAGACGCCTTCGATATTCATGCGGCTTGTCCTATTCCTAGTTCTTACAAGTATATCCAGACTTTGAACGAATACAAAGACCAACTATTAGTTAATTATGAGCTAATGGATTTAATAACTTATTGTGAAGAAGCAATTGGTCAGTCCAACGTACTGGACTTACAATGGAGACTAAATGAATATAGATTACAACAGGGATAAGTTGCTATCTCCTTTTGGAATAGCAACTGTCAAGGATAGGTATCTAGTAGCAGGAGAGACTTCTCCCCAAGACGCATTTGCAAGAGCCGCTAAGGCTTTTGCGGACGATGATGCTCACGCACAAAGGCTTTACGATTACGCTAGTAATCTGTGGTTTATGTTTAGCACGCCTATTCTTTCCAATGGGGGAACCACAAGAGGCTTGCCGATTAGTTGTTTTCTAAATTATGTACCAGATAGCCGAAAGGGTATTACAGGACATTACGAAGAAAATGCTTATCTAAGCTCCGTTGGTGGAGGTATTGGAGGGTACTGGGGAGACGTTCGTGGTGTTGGGTCTAAGACTTCTCATGGGTCAGAGTCCACAGGAGTAATTCCCTTTATAAAGGTAGTAGACGCTGAAATGCTAGCGTTTTCTCAGGGAGTTACACGCCGTGGCAGCTACGCAACGTACCTCGATGTGAGCCATCCGGAGATTGAAGAGTTTCTCGATATAAGAAAGCCGACTGGTGGAGACATTAATAGAAAGTCTACTAATCTTCATCACGCTGTAATTATTCCCGATAAGTTTATGCAGCTCATAAAGAATGCTGCTGAAATTCCGGGCTTTGACGACAGTTGGCCTCTAATTGACCCTAACAGTGGAAAAGTTGTTAAAGTAATTCCAGCTAAGGTAATCTGGGTTAAAATTCTGGAAAACAGAGTTGAGACCGGCGAGCCCTACATTATGTTTAAGGACGCTGTAGATAGAGCAGTGCCTGAGTGGCTTACAAAACTAGGGCTCGAAGTACATCACTCTAATCTATGTACTGAAATTGTTCTTCCTTCAAACGAAGACAGAACCGCAGTATGCTGCCTTTCTAGTGTCAATGTGGAAGAGTATGCCAGTTGGAAAGACAACGAAGACTTTATTCCAGACATTATCAGAATGCTGGATAACGTTCTGACTCACTTTATTAAAAATGCCCCACCTGAGCTACATAAAGCAAAGTATAGTGCTGAAAGAGAGCGTAGTATCGGGCTAGGAGCAATGGGGCTCCACGCATATTTCCAGAGGAACAATGTCGCATTTGAAAGCGTTTTCGCTAAGAAACTTAATAAGGACATTTACAGGCACATTAAGAAGGAAGCTCTTAGAGCCGATAGTATTCTTTGTGCTGAACGTGGTCCAGCTCCTGATGCAGTGGGTTATAATAGGCGCTTCAGCCATCTTCTTGCTCCTGCTCCCAATGCTAGTAGTAGTATTATTTGTGGTAATACTAGTCCCAGTAATGATCCTTATACTGCTAATGCCTTTACTCAAAAGACCAAATCAGGGACAGCTCTTCTAAAGAACGAGTACCTGGAGCACCTACTTCAAGAGTATGATATGGATACTGATGAAGTTTGGAAGGATATTATTACTAGTGAGGGCAGTGTACAGCACTTAGATTTTCTTAGTCAGCATGACAAGGATGTATTTAAGACTGCACAAGAAATAGACCAAAGATGGGTAATTGAGTTAGCTGCGGATAGAACAGAAGATATCTGTCAATCACAAAGCGTAAACTTATTTTATTCCCCTGAAGTAAATAAAAAGAAGCTACATGATGATCATTTAGCTGCTTGGAGTAGAGGAATGAAGACCCTCTACTATATTAGAAGTAAAGCTATGAAACGTGCAGAGAATATCTCTGTAGAGGTGCAAAAGAGTCAGTTTCCTACTGAAAACGATTGCGTTGCTTGTGAGGGCTAAATGTTAACAGAGAGCAGAGAATACTTTAAACCATTCGAATACCCTTGGGCATTTGAATACTATAAAACCCAGCAACACATGCATTGGCTTCCTCAGGAAGTCCCGGTTGCAGATGACCTAAAAGATTTCAGAGATAAGCTATCTCCAGGTAGCCAAAATCTTGTTAAGAAGCTATTTAGGTTCTTCACTCAAGCGGATAGTGATGTTGCGGGAGGTTATGCTGATCACTACCTTCCAACATTTAAGCCTCCTGAAGTAAGAATGATGCTTTCAGCTTTTGCCTCTATGGAAGGAGTGCACCAAGAAGCATACTCTCTACTACTAGAGACTCTCGGGCTTCCCGATGACGAGTATAAGAAATTCATGGAAATTAAAGCCATGATGGAAAAGCACGAGTACCTAAGCAACTTTGGTATGGACACTAAAGAAAATATTGCTAAGACATTGGCAATTTACAGTGGATTTACCGAGGGAGTTCAGCTATTCTCCAGTTTTGCTATTTTGCTTAACTTTCCTAGACATAACCTGATGAAGGGCATGGGCCAGATTATTACGTGGTCCGTTCGAGATGAGTCTTTACATGTGGAAGGAATGAGCCGTCTGTTTAGAGAGTATATCTCAGAAAACCCAGAGATATGGACTGATAGCCTAAAGTACGATATCTACTGTGGGGCGGAGCGCTGTGTAGAGCTAGAAGATGCTTTCATCGACACATGCTTTGAAGAAGCCGAAGTGCCTGGGCTAACACCCGAAGAAGTAAAACAGTATATTAGGTATATTGCTGATAGACGACTTCTAGGGCTTGGCCTAAAGAAAATCTTTAACAGTGATAAAAATCCACTAGATTGGCTTGACTATATTCTTAATGGAGTAGAGCACACAAACTTCTTTGAGAACAGATCAACAGAGTATGCTAGAGCATCGACTTCTGGCAATTGGTCCGAGCTGTTTAAGTAAAAATAAACCCCCGCAGGCAACTGCGGGGGTTTTTCTCATTTAGAAAGTAACTTAATAACTTCTTTATTTCTTTTATCGCACATTTCTACGATAGAAATTGCGTCGGCTGTGTTGCCGTTGGCCTTATCTAAATTAGCTGTTTGAGAGTCTAATGCAGCCCCTAAGTCTCCAACAGTGGACCCCGGTGCGAGAGGCTTAACTCCCGGAACTTTAGCCCTAGTTTGTGCTGGAATAGAAGAAGAGCACTCAATTGCCAGAGCAGCTAGGCGTTGATTCGTACTTGCACAACCCGCGGTTAATACTAGCGACGAGCTCAGGAGTAAGCTTATCATTAGCCCCTGTACTGTTTTTAATTGATGAAACATTTGTATTATTGATCCCTTCTATCTTAGAGTCTCTTGCCTTAGAGGCAGTGATAATTTTTACTGTATCCCTAGCAAGGCCAGTCTCTTGTTGTGCTTTTACAGCCTCTCCTCTGCTTAAAGCCGCTGCTACCTCCGCTTTTTCTAGCCTACTCTCTTTCCACCCAAAAGGATCGTAGAGCCATCCTCCAACCACAATAATACCAATTACTAGTAAAATTCCAGCCGCTATTCTAATATAATTCATTCTTCATTCTCCGATAGTCTGCCTGTCGCCTTAACTATGTATGGCTTAACTGAGCTGGGTTTATTTGTGTAGAAAGGCCTTCTAGCTGCCATAAATCTAGTCTTGGATATTCTAGTTATAGTTACTGCGTCAGATTGATTTCCTCCGAGTACGTGATAAGCAGTAGCGTCTTCTGCCACGTAAAAGCCAACGTGACCCCCACCATTTCTCACAAAAACTAAAACATCGCCTAAACCCGGTGTACTAGACACAGTGCCAAACTTAGCCCAGTTTCTAGCCCATAGTGGGTTTTCTACTACATCTTTTCCAGCTCTTTTGACGACTACTGCAGCAAACAAGCCACACCAAGGAATACTATCGTCTGAGTAGGTTTTAGTCACACCCACTTCTTTTGCCCAGTCTAGAATAACTTTGTTGCTTCTAGGCCCCGGAGTTTCTAGTGTTCCAAGCAGCTTTACTCCTTCGAGAATAGTCTTTGGGAGACTTAAATCAGATAACCAGTTATAATCACTCACTTTTTCCTTTCCATCCTGCCGCTAACTTAGCGTAGTCAAGTACTGAGGCTCCTGCCATATACAATGTGTCAACAATGATCTTGGCGCCAATAAGTGCAAGAGCTATCCATTTTAGTACGTCATTGTCTTCTACCTTTAGTATGATTGTAGTTAGGGCTGCCGCGTAAAATATAGCACTGATAAATGTGTACCACCGCCTGTAAAACCAGCCTCTTTCGGGGGGAGTTTGATCGTCCATGTTTTCCTATTTAAACTTAGGACCTCCTACCCATGCAACTAAACTTTTTCGTATTCCAGAAGTAACCGGAGTTACTCTATGTAAAGTAAAAGATGGAAATGCCGTTAATAGACCTTTCTTTCTTTCTACTTTAGTAGGAATAGAAGATACAAATAGTTCTAAGTCGCCCCCCTCATATTCCGAAGGGTCACTTAGTTGCAAGACTAGGCTAAGCTTTCTTGGGGGAAGATCTGATAGCATCTTATCAAGATGCCAGTCATAGTGAGACCCCGTTTCATCATAAACTGTAAATTGTAGCTGCTCAAAGAACCCAGTTAGTTCAAAGTCAAAAAACTCTCCATTTAACTGTCTAGCCATATGGGCCAGCTTAGAATAGATAAAGTCTGTTTCTGACATATGCCCTAACCACGAATTTCTACTGTTTCTAATGGTAGGCTCTAGTTCTCCACCGGAAATTATAGAGTTGTTAGTAGGCATAGAGTTACCTATGCTCACTATTCTATCTATTTCTTCATCAGTAAATGCTTGATGCCAAAAAGCGTGAGTAGAGTCTTTGGTAGCAATAGAAGGAGAAGGGGCTAGTTGATACATTATACTTCTACCCAGGATAGAGTTGGCTCATCCCAAATGTAGACCCCTTCTGAAGGCCTAGGTACCGGAGGGTCGTAGAGTAGTGTAGTCGGGTTTAAGGACCAACTAGAATACGGCTTAGGGGGTATAAAAGCATCAAACTCTACATTATAAGTAAAGCCTTCGCCAGCATACCTTTTACGAAACGTACCATTATAGCTAGTTTGTACCCAGGTTGTGTCTTGCCCTAGTAAGTTTTTACAAAACTCAATACCTTTAGCTTCCGACTCAACTTCATTGTCGATTATATCAGTATTAGCTACTACTATTACTCTTGTAACTACGTTGTTTTCATTTATTTCGGCAAAGTGTGCCATAGTGTTTCCAATCTATTACGAAACTGTAAAAGTTCCAGAGCTATTAAAAGTATGTATGGTGTAGCCACCGCTTGTTGTCACGTCACCGCCAGTGCAGCTAGCTGTTCCGGTTAAGTATCGTACAATAACGATACCCGAACCACCATTTGCGCCAGCACTAAAGCTTCCGCCCCCGCCTCCGCCACCCCTGTTTGCAGTGCCTGCTGCTGCCGTACCACTTCCACCCCCACTTCCAGTACCCCCGCCTCCGGTTCCTCCAGTACCCGGAGTATTTTGTCTTCTAGCGCCTCCACCACCTCCTCCAGCATACGTAATAGAAGAGCCCGATATAGAAGAGGCCAGTCCAGCTCCCCCATTGCCTCCTCTAGTAGTCTGACCGTTTTCACCTACCGCACCAGCACCACCCCCTCCAGCAGGGGTTCCTCCACCTGCATTATTAAACGGGGCGCCCCCAATATTACCTTGGCCAAATGTTGCGGCACCACCAGGTGTGTGTACAGGACCAGGAGCCATGGTACCACCACCACCAGAACCACCAGCTCTACCAGCAGAGTTTACACCATCGTTGACACGACCCCCACCGCCTCCACCAATTGCGGCTAAAATAGATGCGATACTACTGTTGGTGCCATCCCCTCCGAAGACGTTCACGTTTCCTCCAGTTCCCCCAGCACCAACTGTTATTGAATAAGAACCAGCTGTAAGAAGTAACTGTGCTCCAGTAAGCAAACCACCAGCACCACCACCGCCCCCACCATAGTTGTCAAATCCGTTTGGTCCGCCGCCTCCACCACCTCCTCCAACTAGTAGATATTCAAAGGCAAAAGTAGGATTTGAAGTTATTACAAAGTTTCCACTGCGGGTAAAGATGTGCAGGGTGTATAAGCCATCTGTAGTTACTCGACCGCCGTTAGCTTTGTAGGCCCCAGTTAGGTATTTAATAACTACTAAACCGGCCCCCCCATTACCTCCCTTCGTACTAATAACATTACCTAGTGTAACGGCCCCACCGCCCCCACTACCTGACCCCCCAGCCCCATTGTTGCCAAAACTTTCGACTGAGCCACCTGCCCCACCGCCAGATGATGCGGAACCTCCAGTACCACCAGAGCCTCCGCCTCCTCCGCCTCCAAAATTCATAGGGGATCCTGTTATATTTATTACAGTACCACTGCCTCCAGCGCCTCCAATGCTAGAAGATGCGTTTCCTCCCCCAGCACCAGCACCTCCTCCGCCACCACCACTAACTGAGGCGTCTTGGACAAACGTTCCTGAACCACCATTATTTAATGTACCAACGCCAACATTTGATCCAGTAAAGGCGCCCATACCACCGCCATTATAGCCATTTCCAGCATCATTATTGTAGGTTCCACCCCCACCGCCTCCTTCAGAGGTAAGGCCATTAAAAGTAGTATTTCCACCGCTAGGTCCAGTTCCCCAACCGTGTATGCCCTCTCCACCAGCTCCAACAACAATTGAGTACGTTCCTACAGATAAAGAAGGTATACTTCCGGTTCTTACGCGACCAGCACCTCCACCACCTCCGGCAGTGTTAAGATAATACGCACCACCACCAGCACCTCCACCACCTACCATTAGGTAAGTTATCGTTGGGTCTATAGGCGCATAGGCGAGTGCCCCATAAGCTCTTGCAGCTGTAGTAGAAAATCTGGTGATAAGAGGCATTATTTCCAAGTTACCTGTGCCGCTAAAGCCTTGAACGTAGCATTAGCAGTCTTTACGATTGTTATCGTATATATATCTATAGCATTAACATTTCCGGAAGTTGGGGCTGTACCACCCTGCCATGTAGGAGTAATTGTAACTCCATCAATTTGCAGAACGGTCTGATAGTATGCAGTGGCTCCATTAGTATTCATTAGCACCACGGTTATGGCTTCTCCAATGGCTAAAACAGTATTTGCTGAGGTTGATGCACTGCCTCTAATATTTAGTGTCCAGTTCCCTGTGGCATTAGGAGTACAGTAGAGAACAGATTGAGTTAAAAAGTCATAGTTTATTGTACCTGCGGCAGCAGAAGCTAAAGTTACTTTTTCTATACCATTTTTAACCCACATACCTACATCTGTAGCAGATCCCTGAAAAGTTTGCCTTTCTGTATATGTCCAAGCAGACGTAGGCCCTCCTGGACCGGTTGCTCCAGTAATTCCTGTGGGCCCAGCTATTCCGGTTGCTCCAGTAACTCCGATTGGGCCAGTAGGACCAGTTATTCCGGTTGCTCCAGTAATTCCGGTCGGTCCCGTTGGGCCAGCTACACCAGTTGCTCCAGCAGTACCAGTTGGTCCCGTGGGGCCGGTAACTCCTGTTGCTCCAGTAATACCCGTAGGTCCTGTCGGTCCTGTTGGTCCCGTAGGCCCAGCTACTCCGGTTGCTCCAGTTGGTCCCGCTGGGCCAGTTGGCCCTGCAGGTCCTGTTCCTCCCGGTCCAGTAGGTCCAGCTACACCAGTTGCTCCAGTTGGTCCTGTAGGGCCGGCTGGGCCTGTTCCGCCCGGTCCAGTAGGTCCAGCTACACCAGTTGCTCCAGTTGGTCCAGCAGGACCAATAGGTCCCGCAGGTCCTGTTCCGCCTGGACCCGTTGGGCCAGCTATTCCAGTTGCTCCAGTTGGTCCAGCCGCACCAGCGGTACCAGTTGCTCCAGCATACCCTGCTAGTCTAATATCCCAGCTAACGTAAGGCCCCGCGTCTACGGTACCACCAACTGTATCTACTAGTACCGTAATACTAAGACCAGAGATTCCGGTGATTATGCCCTGCATAAAGTTGGTTCTAACAAGTGTAGAAGTTGTTTGTACTCTGTCACCGACAACAAAAGCATTGACTATATTAGCTACCCAAGTCTTGCTGCCTAGTTGGTTTAAATTCGTAGTTGTAGAAGTTACCGAATATCCAAGGCCTGTGGCTCCTGTAATTCCGGTAGGTCCAGTTGGCCCAGTAGGCCCAACTATACCGGTTGCTCCGGTAAGTCCAGTTGGCCCAGTTATACCGGTTGCTCCTCCTGGTCCAGTAGGGCCAGCTGCCCCAGTATTACCAACAACTCCGGTAGCCCCAGTAATTCCAGTAGGCCCAGTAGGTCCCGCAGTACCGGTTGCTCCGGTAACTCCGACTGGTCCGGTAGGTCCAGTTACTCCAGTCGGACCAGTTAAACCGGTTGGGCCAGCAGGACCTGTTGCTCCAGGACCTCCAGTAAGCCCGGTTAAACCAGTAGGACCCGTTGGTCCAACTACTCCGGTTGCTCCAGTAACTCCAGTTGGCCCAGTCGGCCCAGTAACTCCAGTTGCTCCGTTTGCTCCAGTTGCTCCGTTTGCTCCAGTGGGCCCGCCAGGACCAGTAGGACCAACTGGACCTACTACACCCTGAGGC